GGTATATTTTTAGAATTAACACCAGATGAAGAAGAAAAAGCTATATTAGAACAGAATATTCAAATGGCACTACAAAAAGATCAAATAAATCTTGAAGATGCTATTGATATTAGAGAAATAAGAAATTTAAAACTTGCTAATCAATTATTAAAAGTTAGGAGACGTAAAAAGTTTGATCAAGATAGACAACTTCAAATGGAAAACATAGAAGCTCAAACTAAATCCAATACAGAAGCTGCTCAAGCTGCCGCACAAGCTGAAATACAAAAACAGCAAGGGATAGCAGAAAGTAAAGTACAAGTAAATCAAGCACAACTTGGGTTTGATATTAAAAAAATGGAAACTGAAGCCGCTATAAAAAAAGAATTAATGCAACATGAGTTTCAAATGAACATGCAATTAAAACAAATTGAAGCTAACGCAATTACATCGAAAAATACTGAACAAGAAGATCGTAAAGATAAAAGAACAAAAATTCAAGCAACTCAACAAAGCGAGTTGATTGATCAAAGAAAAAAAGATACTCCACCTAAAAATTTTGAATCCGCTGGATTTGATAATTTGGGAGGTTTTGGCTTAGAGCAATTTGAGCCACGTTAAACATTTAAATAATTATATAATATTATATTATGGCACAAAAACAAACAAAAACTAAAGAAGTTGTTGAAGAAGTGGCTACTAAAGAAAAAGTAGAAGATACTGCAAAACAACCAAAAAAGAAAAAAAGTACTAACTTCAAGGAAGATGGAACTTTTAAGTTAAATTTAGATGCGGTTGGTAATGAAAATGAACCTACTGCTGAAAAAGTAGATACGAAAGATGAACCTAAAACTGATAAAGAAAAGGTTATTGAAGAAGAGGTGAAAGAACAACCAATTCTTGAAGAGATTACTGATGAAAAAGTTGAAAGTAATCAAGAAGCTACTCAACCAGTTACAACTGATGAAGTAGAAGATACTAAAGAAGAAATTAAAGAAACAACTCCAGGAATGGAACTTCCAGAAAACATACAAAAAGTCGTTGACTTTATGAATGAGACTGGTGGAACGCTTGAAGACTACGTTAGACTTAATGCGGATTATTCAAAAGTAGATGATAGAAATCTTTTAGATGACTATTATCGACAAACCAAACCTCATCTTTCTCAAAATGAAAGAAACTTCTTAATTGAAGATAAATTTGATTTTGATGAAGAAGTTGATGAGGAAAGGGATGTCAAACGCAAAAAGCTTGCTTTTAAAGAAGCGGTTGCGGAAGCTAGAGGCAATTTGGAGCAAATGAAAGGTAAATACTATGACGACATTAAAATGGGATCAAAGTTACCTCCTGAGCAACAAAAAGCAATAGATTTCTTTAACCGTTACAATAAAGAGCAGGATGAGGTTAAAAAACTAACGTTAAAACAAAAAACGCATTTCGATAAACAAACGGGCGAAGTTTTCAATAAAGAATTTAAAGGTTTTGAATTTGCAGTTGATGACAAAAAATATCGTTATAATGTTAAGGACGTGAACGCTAATAAAGAAGCACAGAGCGATGTACTAAAGGTTTTTAGTCCATATGTAAGTAAAGAAAATTTACTTCAAGACGCGAAAGGTTATCACAAATCTTTATTTGCAGCGAGAAATCCTGATGCGATTGCTAATCACTTTTATCAACAAGGTAAAACCGATGCTATTAAACAACTAACTAGTGATGCTAAAAATATAGACATGAAAGCTAGAAAGGTGGATAGTGGTGTTATTGATACTGGACAACAACAATTTAAAGTGGTTGGTGGGGACGATAGTTCTAAACTAAAATTTAAACTTAAAAATTATTAACAACATTTAAAATTAAAATAAAATGGCTGGAACATTAACCACGATCCCTGCTGTAGCGGAGCTTACTCCGTCACACGCAAAGGGCGTAATATCGGGTAATAATTACCTCGATATAACTCAAGCTAGTTTTTGGGCACAACAATATATGCCTGAATTATACGAAGCTGAGGTAGAAAGATATGGAGATAGATCTGTATCTGGATTTTTAAGTGCTATGGGTGCAGAAATACCTATGGCATCTGATTCTATAGTATGGTCTGAACAAGGTAGATTACATTTATCTTATACAGGGACTGTAACATCTGCGGGTGTTATTACTGTCACAGCTGCTGAATTAAACGGCGGAAGTCATGGTATACGAAAAGGTCAAACAATAGTAGCAAACGTTGGTACTGTAGGAAGTGATTCCGGTGGTATTACCGCTGATACTATTTGTTATGTAGACGCCGTAACTACTAATACTTTAACAGTTTATCCTTACAGAGGAAGTGATTCCAATGGATTACTAGGGAGTGTAACTGGTTTTCCTGGTTCAGGAGCTCCAAATATAACATTCTTTGTTTTTGGATCTGAATTTGCTAAAGGAACAAGTGGTATGGTAGGTAGTGTTGAACCACAGGTACAAACGTTCGATAATAGACCAATTATCTTGAAAGATAGATATTCAGTATCAGGATCTGATGCTGCTCAAATTGGTTGGATTGAAGTATCTGGCGAAGCTGGACAAAATGGATACTTATGGTATCTAAAAGCTGAAGGTGATACTAGAACAAGATTTAATGATTACTTAGAAATGAGTATGATTGAATCTGTTAAAGGTGATACTGATACTTCAATAGTAGAAACAAAAATTTTACCAGCTGTTACTCAAACATCGTTTGGTACTGAAGGTATGTTTGCTGCTATTAAAGCAAGAGGGCTATTAGCTGACAACTGTTTTACCGATGCTGGTGTAACAGATGCTACTAACGGTACTATTAAAGACTTTGAGGTTATCCTTAAAGAACTTGACAAACAAGGTGCAATTGAAGAAAACATGCTGTTCTTAAATAGAGATGCTTCTCTAGCTATGGACGACGCACTTGCTGGTATTTCATTAGGATCTGCCGGTGGTGTTGCTTATGGACTTTTTGATAATGCTCCTGAAATGGCACTTAATTTAGGTTTCACTGGTTTTAGAAGAGGTTCTTATGACTTCTATAAAACTGATTGGAAATATCTTAATAATAAATCAACTCGTAACGGATTCGCTACCATCGAAGGATGTTTAGTACCTGCTGGTACATCGTCTGTTTACGATCAAGGAATGGGTAAAAATGTGAGACGACCATTTTTACATGTTAGATACAGAGCTAACGAAGCTGACAACAGATTGTTAAAATCTTGGATTGTTGGTTCGGTTGGTGGAGCTTCTAATTCTGATGAAGATGCAATGAATGTGCATTACTTATCAGAAAGATGCTTAGTCACACAAGCTGCTAACAATTTCTGTTTATTCTTAGACGTTAACGGTAGTATTTAATATTACAGTTGATAGTCAATAACAATTACTAAAATTATCCTCTCTTCGGGGAGGGTAGTTTTATTTTTTAACTTATTTAATTATATTATATTATGAACAAAACAAAAACAGTAAAAGTACCAACTATTGAAAAAGGTTGGGAAATAAAAGATAGAAATTATTACCTAATAGGTAATGATACGCCAATAATGCACATGATTCGATCGAAAAATATATTTTGGTTTGATAGTGATAAAGGTCATGAACGTGAACTTAGAGCTACAACAAATCAAAAAACACCTTTTGTTGATGAATTTAAAGGCAATGTTGGATTAATGCATATTATATTTAGAGATGGTGGTTTATACGTCCCTAAAAATAAGCAAACTCTTCAAAAATTACTATCTCTATATCACCCTCAAAAGGGTTTGACATATGATGAAGTTGATAACAGAGCAAAAGCAAAAGATGATTTAGATATTATCGAAGTACAAATAGATGCAATGAATGCAGCTAGAGAACTCGATGTTGATCATGCTGAAGCTGTACTTAGAGTTGAAGAGGGTAGTAAAGTAAGTGAAATGTCTTCTAAAGAAATAAAAAGAGATGTATTACTTTTTGCTAGAAAAAATCCTAGTTTATTTTTAGAATTAGCGAAAGATGGTAATGTTGAACTTAGAAACATTGGTATAAAAGCTGTAGAAGCTAGTATATTGACACTTTCTGGAGACAACAGAACGTTTACATGGGGTACAACAAAAAGAAAGGTTTTAACCGTTCCTTTTGAAGAACATCCATATTCTGCATTAGCAGCGTTTTTTAAAACTGATGAAGGATTAGAAGTATATAAAAATATACAAAAAAGATTAAAATAATAATCACACTTATAGTAGTTAGTCACTCTATATGGGTGACTATATTACTATATTAACAATTAAAACAAAGAAATTATGGGATTTATAATATCAGAATCAGGGTTTGAAATGACACCTGGATCAAGGGAAGTAGATACTCCAGGAATATGGAGACAAGATGGGACAATGAGTACAGTTGGAGATGCTTTTTCTTCAGCATTTGCTACAGCAATGGATGCTGCTCCATCACCAAAAGAAAGACAAGAAATGAGAGATAATAGATTACAGCGAAGAGCAGATAGAATAGGAAATAGAATCAAAAAAAATTATTCAAGCGCGCTTACGGGAAACCAAAACCTAAAAAAGAATAAATTAATAGACAAGCAGAAAAAGATTTTAGGGAAAAAAAGTAAATAATTAAAATAACACAACTATGGGATTTGTAATATCAGAATCTGGGTTTGAGATGACACCCATGTCAAAAGAAGTAAATACTCCTGGTATATGGAGAAAAAACGAGAATGTTAACGCATTTTCTAATGCTTTTGCTGCTGCTCTTGGAGCTTCAGAACCAAAATCTGACGAAGAAAAGGAAGGTAATAAATTACGTAGACAAGAAAAAAGAGCAATAAGAAAAGAAAAAAGAGCAGATAGAAGAACAGCTAGAGCAACTAAAAGAGCTGGAAAAGGCGGGGGTGGAAAAGGAGGAGGTAAAGGATTATTAATTGCAGGAGCTATAGGTGGATTAA